CGCAAAGCAGTGGCTGTTGAACGCGGCTATGAACGCGAACCCAATCATGCTGGTCGTCACCGCGATATCGGCGCTGGTCGCCGCACTGGTCTGGTTCTTCACGCAGACTGAGACGGGTCGCAAGGCGTGGGCGGCGTTCACGTCGTTCGTCTCCTCTGCATGGCAGAAGACGGTCGATGCCGTCACCAGTCTCGGCCAGAACATCGCGAACTTCTTCACGCAGACGCTTCCCAATGCGTTCCAGTCCGTCGTCCAATGGTTTCAGCGGCTGCCGGAACGTATCGGCAGCGCATTGTCGAACCTGCTCACGGCTGTGGGCGAATGGGCCACCTGTCTCGCGCAATCCGCGTGGGCCGCCGGGAACCAGTTCGTGCAGAACGTCGTGTACTTCATCACGCACTTGCCTGAGACGATTGCCTACTGGCTGTCCTATTCGATCACGTTCGTGGTCGCATGGGTCGCGCTTATGGGTCAGAAGGCCATCGACGCTGGCACACAGTTCGTGCAGAACGCGGGCACGTTTATATCCCAGCTGCCAGGCAATATCTGGAACTGGCTGGTCGCCACCGTCACGAACACGGCCAATTGGGTGGCGCAGATGGCCGGCAAGGCCAGCGAGGCCGGAAGCCAGTTCCTCAACAACATGGCCACGTTCATTTCCCAATTGCCCGGCAGGATATGGGCGTTCCTCGTGAACGTGCTGACCGGCGCGGCCAACTGGGCAGGACAGATGGCGTCGAACGCGGCGCAGGCCGGCAGCAGTTTCATACGGAATGTGATCCAGTTCGTATCTCAGCTGCCCGGATGCATCGCCGCCTACCTGCGCGGCGTGATATCGAACGTCGGGGCCTTCGCCGGTCAGATGGGGCAGGGCGCGCTCAACGCCGGACGACAGTTTTTGAGCAACATCGTCAACACGCTCGCCTCGATACCGGGCCGTGTGGTGTCCATCGGACGCAACATCGTCGAGGGCATCGTCAGCGGCATCATGGGCAGCATGGGCCGGGTCGGCTCGGCGATTCTCGGCGGCATGAATGCCGCCATCGCCAACGTGAAGCGCATGCTCGGCATCCACTCCCCCTCACGCCTGTTCCGCGACCAGATCGGCATGATGATGGGCCTTGGCCTCGCCAACGGCATCGACGCTTCCGCACGCTATGTGAACGCCTCCATGGGCAGCATGATCGGCGGGCTCATGCCCGACATCAACGACCTGCTGCCCGCCAACCGCACGTACGACGCGGCCACGATGAACCGGCGCATGGTGTACACGCCGTCCACGGACGCCATGCAACCGCAAGCGGGCGCGTCGAACGTGAACATCACCAACTACTATCCGCAGGCCGACCCGTGGCCACTCGCCACGAACGACAGTCTCGACAAGCTGACGGTCGGAATCTAGAGGGGGTTGCTTATGGCCGGTGTCGATTACGCGCTCAACGGCGTGGCCCTCGACTCCCAGTATTGCCGGGTCACGTTGGGCAGCACCCTGTTCGCTGGGGTCTCCGTGTCCCGCAGCAAGGTCAGCGCCCCGTTCCGGCATGGCACGATACCATCCGGTTTCGCCCCATCGTTCGAGGAACGCAGCGTGACGCTCAAGGTCACCGCGTTCCGTGCGGGAGCATTGGGCCGCGCTGATGCCGCGGGTTTGGATTCGAGCCGCCTGGCGCGCCTGTGCACGGCACCAAGCCTGACATTGGGCCGTCGGGTCAACGGGCGGAGACAGCAGGCCGTCGTGGAGCTCGCCAGTCTGGAGGCCGACGACGGAGGCACCGTGCTGGACAGGCTCACCCCGTTCACGGCGGTGTTCGCCATGCCCCAGGTGTGGTGGCGCGATCCGGTCGCGTATGACCGTCAGGTGGCGGCGAACACAACGGACTGGCTGTGGCCGTCAGCCGTGCAATGGCGGCAGGAATACTGGACGCGCTGGAGTGGCGCGGCGAACGATTCGACCAGTCTCATGGCGGATTTCGTGACCATGTGGATTGGTGAGCCGAACAATTCGCCGTCGCTGCTGATCCCGTTGTCGTCGGGCATACCGGATGGCATGTTCGGTGACGCGCCCGTCACCGATCCGATAATACGGCTGCCCAAGGGCGTGAGCAGCGCCTCGGTCACCGACCCCACGTCGAACGCGGGCGTCATCTGGCAGGGTGCGGCCAACGCGAACGCCTACACGTATGTGGACGTGGGCAACTGCCTCGCATGGCAGTCCACGGCGGATCATCAGTGGACGCAATCTGGCACGGACGTGACCGGCGGCTTGGATTATCCGGCGGGCGGCCTGCTGCAATGCTGGCCGAACCCGGTGGACAACGGCTACCGGCTCACGTCGAAGATCACCGGCAGCGGCGAGCCATTGCTCGTGCACGTGCGCCGCGCATGGTGGTAGACCCCGTATTCCCCTTCTATGCAATTTCCGCGCCGGTTTTCAACGTCTGGAGTCCCCTTATGGTCAAGACACTGCACGCCCGCCTCGTCGCCTACCTGCCCAACGGCGGCAGGCTCGGCAACCTGCCCGCACCGCTCTCATGGGACGCGAGCATCGTCAACAACGACCTCGGAGCACTCAAGGTCGTCTACAGCCGTCGTACCGTCGGCGGCGGAATCCTGAAACGCGGCCTCGAACAGGGGCTCGAGATCGGGCTCGAGGTCAGTGACGGCGGAACATGGAGCGAACCCTACAACTGCCGCTACCTGCTCATAGGCCGCTCCCGCAACGCCGAAGACGTGTCAGACACGGTGACGCTCACCTGCCAGAGCATGGGCTGGCTGGCCAACAAGATTCTGAACAACGACACCGCGCATCTGATAGCGGACGGCGACAACAAGGGCAAGCGCGCGTTCCTGTCGAAGAACCCCGGCACCATCATCAGAACGATTCTCGATGAGAACAAGGCCCGCAAGGGTGCCGGCCTCGTTTTGGCCCCCGGTTTCGACACCGGCAAGGACGCGGCTGGCGCGAACTGGAAGAGCGTGTACACGCTCTACTACTCGTTGGGCACGAGCCTGAACAGCATGCTTTCGAGCATGGTGGGCGGCGGTGCCATCGACTGGCGCACCGAGGGCCGCACCCTCAGAATCTGGAACGCCGACAGCACCAGTCTCAGCCGTGACCTGTCGGGCCGCGTGCACATCAGCATGGCGCACGACATACTCGAGGCACCCGAAGAGGAAAGCATCGAAGACCTCTCCAGCGATATCCTCGTGGAGGGTGACAACGGGCTAATCTTCCGCGAGTCGAATCCGGCGGCACCCACGCCGTGGGGTGGCTGGGAATCCTATGTCTCTCAGGGTGGAGTCTCGGACGAGGCCACCGCCAAGGCGTTCATGCAGACCACATTGGCCAGCGCGGCCCGTGTGCGCGGCCAGTACACCCGCTCGCTGCTCGTCACCAACGCCGAATCATTGCCGTTGGTGGACTACCGGCCCGGCGACTGGATCACCGCGCCCACAGTCCAGCACGGCGAGAAGGTGCGAATCCAACAGGTCACCGTTTCGCTTGACTCCAACGGGCTCAAGGCCAGCATCACGCTCAACGACAAGGTGTACGACTCGCAGGTGCGAGCCAACAAGAAGATTCAGGGCATCACCGGTGGCGCAACGTTGGCCGGCAGCGAGGGCGGCCGCCCGGCTCCGGAGAAGGATCATCGTACGCCGAAGGCCGTGACCGGCTTGGTCGTGGCGACCGACGCGTATATCTCCTCCCGTGGTACGGCTTTGGGTCTGGCGACCTTGCAGTGGGCTGCGGTTTCGCAGGCCACGGATGACACGGCCATCGACATTTCGGGCTATCGCGTGGAGTATCGCAAGAACCTTGCCGGTGCGCCGTGGGTCAGTGGTGGCGTGACGGACGCGCAGCGGTTGACGATCGGCATCGGTGGGTTGGAATGCGGCGCGCGCTATGAGTTCCGCGTGCGTGCGGTGCCCACGTACAGCGACAGGCTGGGCGAATGGTCGAACGTGGTGGTGGCCCTCGTGGCCTCGGATGTGACTCCGCCCAGTATCCCATCGAAGCCGATCCCGACCAGCAGGTATGGGATCGTGGACGTCCAATGGGATGGCAGGAACAATGTCAATGCGGGGATGGAACCGGATTTCGACCATTGCGAGCTGGGCGTCAGTGAATCGAACGGCAACTGGCAGTACCGAGATTCGGTCGCTCGTGACGGGCATTGCATCGTCACCGGCCTGACCGCGTACAAGACGTACTGGTTCGCGTTGCGTTCCGTGGACCGTTCGGGCAACAAGTCCGGCTGGTCGGCGGGTGTGAGCGTGGTCGTGCAGTCGGCGGTCTCGCCGGAAGAGGTCAAACGAATCCAGCAGGATTTGGCTGACAACAAGACGGCTTTGCAGGACAATACGGCCAAGCTCGATCAGGCGCGGAAGGACATCCAAGCCAACAAGTCAGATCTCGACACGGCGAACCGGACGCTCACGCAGGCAAAGGCCGATCTGTCTCAGGCCCGGAAGGACATCGCGCAGACCAAAAGCGACCTGACCACCGCGAACGGCGAGATCAGCAAGGCGAAGGAATCCGCCGCGCAGGCGTATGCCGAAGCCCACTCGAAGAACCATACGTTTCGTGGGCCTGACATGCCGGACGCCTCCAAAGGGCTGATTGTCGGAGACCTGTGGCTCAAGACCCAGAAGTATTGGACGCGCTGGCAGGGCACGCCGAATAACAGCCCTTCCATGCTGGCCGACTTCTACACGTACTGGACGGGGACTCCGAATAACAGTCCGAGCGTCTTGGTGCCTCTGTCTGATCGCGTGATCGACACGCTCGTGTGGGATGGCTCGAATTGGAACCATCTCGGCTATGCCGATGTCGAGAAGAACGCGGACGAAATTTCCAAGGCGAAATCGGATATCGCGGACAACGCCGCGAAGACCACCGACGCCAAGAAGGCTGCTGAGAACGCCGCTGCCGCAGCGAAGAACGCGCAGGGCACCGCCGACAGTGCGAAGAGCGCTGCGGGCACCGCGCAGTCCACCGCCGACGCGGCGAACGCTGCCGCGAAGAGCGCGACGACAACGGCAGGTCAGGCCAAGGATGCCGCCAACGCGGCAAACGCCGCCGCCGAGAGCGCGAAGAAGACCGCCGGCAACGCAGAGACGCTGGCGAACACAGCCAACGCTTCCGCCAATGCGGCCAAGTCCGACGCGGCTTCGGCCAAGACGGACGCTTCTGATGCGAAGGCCACCGCCTCGAACGCTTCGAGCGTGGCGACGCAGGCGAAGGCCACCGCCGACAGCGCGGCACAATCCGCCACGGACGCGGCCAACGCGGCGCAGAAGGCCAATACCGCC